GAACCGCTGAAGTTTTTCCGTGGTCAGTTTATGTATACTCAGGCTCCCGATATCATCATAGTATTTGCCCTGTAGTTGCCGGTATCCTCTGATCGTGGACGGGGATAGTACTCCTGCTTTGGCTGTGATGTATCGCTCGATCGCGTCCCTGATCGTTAAATCTGAGCGAGCTGATGCCTTTTCAGTGGCACAGAACTGCGCTGCTTCAAATTCCGCCTGTTTCTTTGTAGGCGCAACAAAGGCTTTATAAATTTTCTTCCCGGAGCTATCTGTATACCAGTACACCCGGCATCGCCAGCTCCCGGACGGAAGTTTCCGAGCTGTTGCCATTTTCCGACACCTCACTTTAAAAAATGGTGGTGTTCCGGAGCAGGGGAGTGATATAATATGTTCACCATCAACGGGACTCCCCAAGAGCTCCATACACACCTCTGAACACGCCCGGCCTGCTCTCCATCAGGTCGGGTTTTTATTCGTTGTGAGCATCTCGCTCAATCTCATCAACGTTCAGTTTCTCAAAATCTCCATTCTCAATATGTTTCTTTTCATGCAGATACGTTTTCATGTTCTGTTCGCGGTTCAGGCGGGAGTTCAGGACGATCACATCCTCGCCGTTCCGCCTGACAACAAATCCTTTAATCCTCGGTGGCAAGTCCATCAATCTTACAACCATCTATTTTCACCTCCGACAACACTGTAGCAGATTAGGTGTCGGGATTTTCCATCAGCTGAATTTCTCAAGCAGGGATTTAATGACTTCGAAATCTTCTTTGCGTACTTTGCGGACACCGTCGAACAGGACTTTGTACTCCGGATGTTCAAAAAGGAATTGGGCGAGGCCACGGGCATCCGGATCCGTATAGTAAGCAGGGGCTCCGTCTTGCGGTTCCTCTTCCCATCCCATCAATTGATCAATCGGGATATCGAGCACTTGAGACAGAAGAGCAACCTTGTCGCGTTTCATGTTTGCTATTCCTCCGGACTCCCATCGGGATATTGTTCCTTCAGAGACACCGACACGAGCAGCCAGTTCTTTCATGGTTAATCCTAGCTCAAGTCTTCTATTCCTGATAATATCCTTAATCTCCATGTTGTGCTCCTTCCAATATATTTTCCCCTCTGCAACTTAATTATATTGAAAACCTTGTGTTATTGCAATAATGCGACTTGAAAATAAATAAAAAACTTGCATAAACGCATTGACAAGGAAAGATGTATCTGTTAACATAAACTTGCGGCAACGCAAGAGAGAAGAGTAAAGGAGGTGCAAAATTGTTTAATAAGAATATGTTTCGTGCGCAGATGGTGCTCAAAGGAATAACAGCCAGAGAGTTATCGGAAAAACTGGGAATTAACGAGTCTACATTGTATCGTAAGATTAATGCTGACGGCAGTTTTACACGGGAAGAGATCAATCAATTGATTGTCATTCTCGATATTTCCGATCCTAGGGCTATTTTTTTTAGCGATGAACTTGCGTAAACGCAAGGTAAAGAGGTGACGAAATGCCAAGACTAAAAACAAAAGACCCGCCGGAGCTGATAGCACTCCGTACCGAGATAGCCGCCGGGATGGCTTACTTAAACATCAATCGGACGGAGCTGGCACGAAGATCGCACATCAATTACAACACACTGAGCCTGCGGTTTCACGACCTGGGGAGTATGAGAATGTCGGAGCTGTGGGCGATCAGGCAAGTATTCGAACGAGGGGGATATCACAATGAAAATAGGGGAACTGATTAATCTGTACAAGCGCATGAGGGCGGCACTGCTCGTTAGCGTTCCGCTCGCTCTGTGGTGGGTCATGTATCTGTTTACCAGTGGCGAGATGCTTGCTTCGTGGCTTCTGAGTGTGTGGGTAATATTCCCGCTGATAGATTTATTGCCCAGTGCGGCAGAGGTGAAAAGGATCCTCAAGACACGTCAGACATCGAATCATGTCTGGTACATGGTCGAGTCCCGTGATGGATCCGTAAGAACTTACAAATAAAAAAGCCCGTCAGCAAGGGGACAGCCGACGAGCTACAGGGAAGGTGAGGTAATTATAACATGGGAAACCCAAAAATGAGGCAAATTTCAATTGAGCAGGCCTGTGCCATTGTGGCGGAAGGCCGGGACGTGAATTGTCTCCGTCGTACCAGCGAATGGGGCATGTCGTACGCTACAACAGTGCGAGAGATGATGGGAAGCATGTATTTCTTCGTGGACTTGCCCAATGAGGATGAGGCAGTTGAAAAAGACGAGGCAAATGAGGCGGTAGAGGAAGCCGATCAGAAAGAACCGCCTGCAGAGGATGCGGAGAAGGCCGAGCCGGAAGACCCTCCAAAGCCACAGAAGAAACCGCCTGTTGATCGCCAGATGGTCATGCAGATGTACCGGGCAGGAACAGACAAGACAGAGATTGCGGAAAAGTTCGGGTGCACCAAGCAGAACATCGAGCGCATCATCCGGGAGATAAACCCAAACCATAGCACAAAACCCGCAATCGACCGCGGAAAGGTTCGCGCACTCAGGAATGCAGGATGGTCTGCAAAGGAAATAGCCGATGAGATGAACTGCTCAGAAGGGACGATCTGGAATATCTTCAGTGAGTTTAAAAGGGAGGAAAAATGAAGTTTATAACTGTCAACGCCGAGCGCGTCGCGGCAATCTGCGATGAATGCGGACATCGTGCATTCCGTCCAGAGCCGGTTTACAGGTTCGGCAACAAAGTATTGTGCGAAGAATGCTTGAAAGAAAAGACCACCCTGAGATGGTGGGATATGGAGGATAACGATTATGACAATTTACGAGCTTACTGATCAGTACCGTCAGCTTCTGGAGCTGGCAGAGGATCCCGACACAGATATCACAGTTTTCCGGGACACACTGGAAGCCTTGGACGGAGAGATTGAGATTAAAGCCGAGTACTACGGCAGAGTGATCCGCGAACTGGAAGGACGCGCCGCGGCTCTGGATGCGGAGATCGAACGCATGACGAAGCTGAAGACCGCCGCAAAGCGTTCCATTATGTGGATGAAAGAGACTCTGCAGTTCGCTATGGAAGGCACCGGCAAGACGAAGATTAAAACGGATCATTTCGCGTTCACCATCGCGACCAACGGTGGCAAGCAGCCGATGTATGTTTCCGACAACATCGAGGATATCCCAGAAGAGTTCCGCACATACCCGGAGCCGGTGGCGAACAAAGAGAAGATCCGGGCCGCACTGGAGGCCGGGCAGGACCTGGAATTTGCTGAGCTGCAGTCAAGAGGAAGGAGCCTGAGGATCAGATGAAAGCGAGAAAGCGCATCAGAGTCGTTACAAAGACCGTAGAAGGCGGTTGGGCGATCAGGATGATCCCTAATACCCTTGAAGCTCTGCAGGCCGCTGTACACGGCCATATAGAGTGCGTACAGCTTACGACGGAATTGACACTCGTTTGCAACGAAGAAGGGTTGATCCGGGGGATGCCGTTCAACGAGCGCATATTCAATTTTAACATTTACGGAGATTTCCTGATCGCCAAGGTATGGCGCGACGAGTTCACGACGCTCAGCATGGAAGAGGCCAGCGCGGTGATCAGGATTTTGGAGAAGAAAGAGAGGTAAGAGGTGGGTAAGGTAATCGGTTTGATGGGGGAGTCCGGCAGTGGCAAAACAACAGCAATGCGCAATCTGCCGCCGGCAGAGACAATGTATATCGACGCTGACAAAAAGGGGTTGAACTGGAAGGGATGGAAAAAGCAGTACAACATTGGCAACAAAAATTATGTTGTCTCTGACAGCTTCGGTCTGGTGTCTGGCCTGCTCCGTCGCATCAATGAGCAGGATCAGTTTAAACACATCAAATACGTTGTTATCGACACGTTGAACGGCATGATGGTCGCTGAAGAGATGAGGATCCTCGCTATGCAGAGTGGCGATAAGCGCAGCGCATGGAGCGACCTGGCTTCTAATGGATGGGCCATTATCAATCAATGCCTTGAGATGAGAGAGGATTTGACGGTGATCATCCTCTGCCACTCAGAGACGATCAGCGATGAGAACGGGATCATCCGCACCCGGATCAAGACCAACGGCAGGAAGCTCGAGAAGCTGGTCCTTGAGTCAAAGATGACTACGGTCATTTGGGCAGTCCGGCAGGATGGCAAGTATAAGTTCATCCTGTCTGCGGATGGTTCGACTTGCAAGATTCCGTTGGGCAGTTTCGACACAGACGAATGCGACAACGACATTATGATCATCATTAAAGCACTGGAGGATTACTGATGGAGAAGAGAACCATTAAAGAATACCGAATATGGAAAGCGATGAAGGCTCGATGCTATGCGCCCAGTCAAAAACAAGGATATTACAAAAAAGACGGAATAAAGGTCTGTGAAAGATGGCGGAATAGCTTTGA